TTGATACTGCTGAATTAACAGCTCGCGTATCAGCATTAGAAGCTAATCCGGTTGTTGATACTGCTGAATTAACAGCGCGTGTATCAGTATTAGAAGCTAAACCTGATGTAACAGAAAGATTATCAGCATTAGAATTAACTGTTGCAACATTAAATAATAAATAAATTAAGTGTTTATTTAAGGAAAATATTTATTTTTATATATATAAATGGATATAGATATATATGTGATAAAATCGGAACATTTAAAATTACGTGATAAATTATTAAAACAAACATTAGTAAAAATTGAAAGAATAATGAAAGATAATAATTTTAAACCAAATATAATAAATATTTTAACTCCAACTATGGAAGATATAGAGAAAGATATAAATGAACATAATAAACATATAAATTTAAATCCAGATGATATAACAGATGAAGATTTTAAAAAAAATCAAACAAAATTTAATTTTGCTCAATTATCAAATTTATATAAACATAAAAAAGCATATGAAATGATAAAAAATACAACAACAAAATATAATTTTATAATAGAAGATGATATAATATTATTAGATGATTATGTAGGAAATTTTAAAGAATTAATGAAATTATTAAATAAAATAGATTATGATATATTATTAACTTGTGTGCATACAAATAATAATAAACCTAAATTAGATTATTTATTATCAAGTGTAAATCATAAAATATTAAGTTCAAAAAATTCTTATTTTATATCAAAAGATACAGCAAATAAATTAAATGATTATTTAGATACAATAAGATTTTCAATAAAATTAAGTATATCAAAATATATATATGATAATAGGGAGACTATAAAATCATATGTATTAAATAAACATACATTATTAGAAAGTTCAAAATTAGGTTTAGTTCCTACATCAGTAAATGGAAATAATTTATTAATACAAAATAATAATTTTATAGAATTTGTAAATATGTTAAATAATAATGAAACTGATATTAAAAAAGTTGAGAATTATTATAATACTAATGGTAGAGATAATTGTGATTATCAACATATAATGGGAATTATATATTATAAAAATAAAATGTATAAAGAAGCATTAGAAATGTTAAAATCTGGTGTATATAATTTAAAAAAGAATGAAGGATATATCGCACAATTTACAGAAATATTAAATAATTGTATAAATATGCATCAATTTTGTCAAGATGATATTAAAGATTGTTTTACAAAAGATGGAATATATACATAAATTTATAATTATAAATAAAAAATGATATAATAGTTTTAATTTATTAAACAAAATAATATATTATTATGTCATTATTAAGAAACAGAAAACATAATATAATATTTGAAAAATATATAAAATTTGCTATAAATGATTGTATATTTATAGATGATATAAATGAAATATATATTTGTATGTATTTTACAAAATATATACATAATAAATATATACTTATGAGTATGTATATAAATAGATATGATGGAACTATAAAAGAATTATTAGATACAAAATATTATATGTTTGGTGTAAAAATAAATTCATTTAATATATCTAATGATTTTGCATTATTTAATTATAAAAAATTTAAATTATTTATAAAATATTTATATGATTATTTCATTAAAGAGAATAATAGATTAGATTATATTAAATTAGAAAAATATAAAGATATTTTAATTAACATTTCATATCCAATATCAGAACAAATAATATAATTATTTTTTGTTTAAATTTTATTTCATTACCAAATAATACATAATAACTTACTATTTTTATTATTATAAATATTATTAGTTTGTTGTGTAATAATTGTTAAATATAACTATCTAAATTTAATTTTATTAATCTAAATTAAAATAAAAAATAATTTATTTTTGTATCATTCTAAAATGTAAATATTCAGGATAAAAACATACATAATTTAAATCACATATATAATTTTTAAGAATATGTTTTAAATCAATAAAAACATTACTTTGATATTTTTTATAGATAATTGATAAATATATAGATTTAATATTTTTAGAATATTTTTCATTATATAAACATAATTCATAAATTGATTTTCCACCAATTACAAAAACTTCATTAATATCTATATTAAAAGCGCAAAAATCAAATGCATCATCAATATTATCAAAAGATACAACATTATCATAATTAATAAAATGTTTATCACTTGTAATAACAATATTTATTCTATTTTTCAAAGGTTTAACAGGTAATGTATCCCAAGTTTTTCTACCCATAATTACAGCATTTTGTCTATATGAAATAGTGCCAGTAGTGATTGATCTAAATAAACTTAATTCTGATTTAATATGCCAAGGAATATAATCATCATATCCTATACCGCCATTTAAATTACAAGCAAGAATAATAGAATATAACATTAATTAAATATATATAATATATTTTTATATATCCAACATATATTTAACAGCACTTAGGTCTAAATCTTTAATTCTAATAAATTCATATTTATCATTAGGGAGAGGTCTTTTAATAATAAAAGGTATTTTGCCTTCTTTTAATTCTTGAATAGCAATTTTTCTTAAATCCATATTAGATTTTACGTGTTTATCGGGTTTAACGAAAGGTATATGTCCATTAGCTAATTGAACGGTTCTTTGACTAATAATTAAATTAAATTCATATTTAGTCATAATTAATTTACTAATTTTAGGGGTATTTAAGGAAGCAAAAATTTTATTACATTCATCAAAAGGTTGTTTAATATCAGTAGATGTCATAATAAAATAATTTAAATATATCTTCTTATATAATTAATCATTTTTTATTTTCCTTCCAAGTAAAACCACAATTATCACAAACATAGAAATATTTCATATTTTGAGGATGATATTTAATAGGTATAATTTGTCTTTTTTCATCAGGAATATCACAATTAGTGCATTTAATATTATCATCTTTAATTCTTCTTAAAGTTGGATCAAATCGTAAATAATTATTAATATGTTGATTATATAATAATTCATCTTCAGTATAAATAGTTTCAGAAATTTTAATAGCGGAAGTATTTTCTTCATCTTTTTCAAAATTACAGTGTTTACAATAATAAACTAATTTATTATTATCATTTGTTTTAATATATTTCATATTTGAACATATTTCGCAAAAATTCATTATTTATATCTTTATATATAATGTTATAAAATCATTTTTTTATATTAAAATTTGACATAAAAAATTTTCTATATATATAGGTTCTCTACCTTTATTTGATATTGATAATAAATAATCAATATCACTAGCAATTTTAACAATTTCTAATGATTTATTTTTATTTAATTTAATTAAATCCATAGTTATATCTAATATACTTAAATTATATTGTGATAATTTATATGCTAATTGTCTAATATCATTTAAATCATATTTAGATTGAAAAAATTTAACAATAGGAGGATAATTAAAATTACAAAAATCATTTGTAATTAAATGAGGTTCATTAATTTTAACTTGTTCTAAAAATATATTAAATATAATATTTCTATTTATAATATTTGGATTAAGTATTTTTAAATATTTATTAAATATTATTATTATTTCATTAATCCTAAATAATCTTAAAATTATTAATGTAAATCTACTTTTTATTGATGTTTCAATTTTTGCTATTTTATTAGTCGTACATATAAAATATACATTATTATTAAATCTTTCTAATATTATTCTAAATGCATATGCATAATCATTTAATTTATCTATATTTTTTAATATAATTAAATGTTTATTATTATTAAATATAGGTTTATTATTAATAATAAATAATAACATATCAGTTAAAAATGAATAATCATTTGAAATATTAGGATTATTTAAATCAATTTCTAAAAAATATTGATTTTCATAATATATAATATTTTTATTCCATATTAATTCTTTTTTATTTAAATTTATTATATTAAATTTTATTTTTAATAATTCATCTATAAATAAATCTATTGGAAATCCTATACATGAATATAATAATATATTATAATTATAATAAATATAATTATCAAATATTTTTTTATAATCATCTATTTCATCTATTATATTTTTAAAATTATTTTTAAATTTATTCCATAATGTCATTATTACTATTATAATAATGTATATTCATTATATAGAAAATGAAAACAAATGATTATATTAGTATTATAACTAATTTATATATATATATAACTTTATTGTATAGTTTTATTTTAATTATAGATGAATTATATAATTTAGGTTTATTTACTTTTAAATATACTTATAATTATAATTATGGTACATCAACACAAGATTTTAATACTATACAAACAATAGAATGTGAAACTAATAGATTTAATATTTATAGTAATATTAAATTTCTTAAAAATGATATTTTTAATAAAACCTATTTTACTAATATTATTAATATTATTATAACTTTAATTACTATTTTATGTTGTTTATCATATGGTGTTTATTTTTATAATAAATTTATTAATGAAAATCCTGTTTGTAGTGTAGATCCAGAAGATATTTATATATCATTTCCTAAAAGAATATTAAAATGTATATGTAATGATTGTCATAAAATTATTCCAAATTGTAGCAGTCATAATATTATGTTATTTATTATAACAATATATTTTCCATTATGTTATATTTTGAAATATTTATTTAATTATGATTTTACACCAAGTAATTATATTTATATTTTTATATTTATAGTATTTTTAATATCATATATTTATACTATTATAAATGATGATAGAAGTGATAATGTTACTAAAGATTTAGTTATATTTATATTATTCACATTTATATTTATGTGTTCTGGATATATTTTCAAAAATATTGATAGTAAATATAATAATATTAATCTTAATACAAATTATGATGAACATATTATTTTTGATATTTATAAACAATCTATACCAACTAAACCATCACCTGTTCCAAAACCAACATATAATGGAGAACAATTATTAAATACATTTAAATATGATGCAAATAGCAAAGATATTAATTATAAAATTAAAAAAGATATAATGGATACATATTATGCTAATCTTAAACAATATGATAATGATATAGCAATATATAATAAAAAAAATAATGTATATAAATCAACAGTTTCTCCGAATATGGAGAATAATATTAATAATTATATCAATCAATTATTTATACGAATTATTAATATGTTTGGTTTTAATGTTGATTTATCAAAAAAATTAGATGATAAAATTAATTTTTTTGATATTTCTATTAATATTCTTGGATTAAATAATACTATGACTATATTTTTAATTATATTATTAATTATATCATATATATTATATTATATATATATTGATGATAATATATTTATTTGTGTTATATATTTAATTAGTATTTTAATAATTATTACATTACTTAATGCTATTTTATATTATAATACTTATGTAAATAAATATATTATATATGAACCATTATCATATTATAAAAATGATATTACTAAAGCAAATACTAAATTTAATTTATATTTAAATCCTACAAATGGTAATGGATTTTATAATAAATTAGTAAATGATAATAATGATACATATGATACTCTTGAAAATAAATCTAAAAAAGATATATTAAATAGTATTAATACATTAACAAATATTAATAATTATAATTTTGATAGTGTTGATGCATTAAATACTGCTATTACTAATGATTTTACAGCTATATATATTAATAATGATAATGCAATAGATAGTATTTTATATTATAGACATAATATATCTTCATCATCACCTATAATAGAACATTTAAGTATTCTTAATACAAGTCCGCCTATTTTAGCACCACCACCAAATCCAATTATACCAATAAATCCATTACAATATTTATTCGAAAATATTGTAAGATTTAGTATATTACCATCAAGTATTCCAAATACTTATCCTATTATAAATAGTTTTAAATTTCATTATTCAAACATAGATATTCAAATATCTATAGATTTTAATTTATATTATAAATATATATATAATTTAGCATATCAATATTTATGTATTATAAATAGATTATTATATTTTAATGATAATAATTTTCCGAATATTATATATTTTAAAATGAAATTTAATAATATATTAAATATATATAATGATTTTAAAGACCCTATTAATGATATTTCAAATAAAAATAATATAAATAATGATATTAATGAAAAAATAACAAATGCTTTAAATAAAATAACTGATGCTACAAAAATAACTACTATTACTAATTTAATGAATAATTTTGAAAATACATATATATATTCAATTGGACAATTATATTTACAATTATTAAAAGGAAATTTTGGAGGACCATTTATTTTATCTATTATGAAAATTGATTTATCTAAAAACAATATAATGGATACTGTAAAATTAATAGAATTTATATATGATATTAAAAATAATAAAATTATTACATATCCAAATATATTACCACCAAATATTACAAATAATAATATAATATATTATGAATATCCTAATAAAATAACTGATAATAATAATAATGAATATAGTTTTAATTGCACAACAGATAAAATATTATTTGATGCAATTAAATTAACATTAAATTCTAATCAAATAATGCCATTATATTTATTATTTCAGTCAAATGATAAAAATGATAATAGTATGCTAAATACAATAACTATAAAAAATATTAGTAATACAAATATATATATAAATGATACTTCAGTAAGTACCATAAATATTCCTGTATCTACATCAACTAATGTAAAATATATATATATACCATCAAAAATATTTATAAATGATACAACTTCAAGAAGTAGTTTTAAAAAAATTATGTTAGCAGTATTATATAATGATTTATGTAATATAACAACAAAATTTGCATATTTAAATATGCAAAAATTATTAGCATATACTGATAGTGATACAAATATAACAAATAAACCAAAAGATGTTAGTTTAATACAAAATTCATTATTAAATACAGTATATACTTATAAATATTCTAATAAATATAAAAAAATAGATTTATTAAATCCAATATCTATAACAGATAATTATTTAAATATATCATCATCAATATTAAATACAACTGATTTTATAAATTATATAGTATTATTATATAATACATATAATACAAGAACAATAAAAGATTTAACATCAATATTAGAATATATACTATATAATAGAACAGAAGATTTAGCAAATATAAATATTGATAGTTTTTTTATAAATGATTTAAATTTAAATACAAATTTAACATCAATACAAACAACGATAGATAAAACGAATGTAACTAATGATTTGATAGATTATTATAATAGAAATAGTTATATGGTAAGTTTGATATTTAAATTATATTATAATATGATAAATTATATAAGAACAGAAGTATCAAAAATAGATACAGAAAATTTATGTTTTTCAACAACTAATCAATATATATTAGAACAAAATTTATATAATCATATAAATTTTTATTTTATAAATCCATCATCAAATACTAATTCAACACAACCATCAAATTTAACATTAATAAATTTAACATCATTAGATAATTTTAAACAAACAAAAATAATTAAAATAGGACAACATATAACACAATTTTTTAATATAATATTATATATATTAAATAATTTAAATAGTTCTAATCAAACTTTAGAAATTGAAAAAGAAATTATATTAAATAATTATAAATTTTATAATCCAGATATATATAATATAAATGATTTTGTTATAAAACAATTAACAATAAATTGTAATTATAGTAATAAATATAATAATATGGATACATCGCAAAAGGAATTATTTAAGAAAAATTGTGATAATGTAGCATATAATTTTCCAATATTAATGATTGTTATATTTATAGTTTTAGGTCAAACATCATTTATAAAATCTTAATATATAAATAATATGAGTGAAATAGATAATTGTAGTGATAATACTATAGATTATTATTTTATAGGTAATAAAGAGGATTTAAAGAAAGAATATATATTTACATATTTTGATACAAATTATATACCACTAAAAAATATATTATTAAGTTATTATACAACAATAAATCCTAAAAATAATGATGAAAATGTTGTTAATATGATAAATGTATTAAATGATAAAAAAAATATATATAATACATATAATATATTACCATTATTTATTTGCATATTAATAATAATAATAATATTAATATTAATAATATTAAGATTTATTTATATGTATTTGAATTCAGGATATAGTTATTTATTAATAGGAATATTAATATTTTTAATTATGATAATAACAATATGGTTTTTATATATAAATAATGAAACATTATAATAGAATGGCTGAAATATTATTTAGTTTCAAAGATTTAGTTAATTTAAGAGACCCAAGTAATCCAATATTAAGTATAGGTTCAATATTATTATCAGATAGATATATAAGTCAATTATTTCCAAATAGATATAATTTTTATACAAAATTTATAAAAGGATTAAAAAATCCAGATAGTTTATATAAATTTCTACATACAACGGCAGAAAATAAGAAGATATATAATGAATTACAAAATAAATTAGTTTCTATATCTAAGAGTTTAAATAATTTATCAAAAAAAGATAAAAATAAGGTTTTATCAAATCTTAGAAGATATTATAATAATAATAGTAAATATAATAGATTATATGATGTTCTTGGTAGTTTAAAAGGAGGTGCTGATTATCATGTGGAAAAACGTCCAGGACCTATGAAATTATTTTTAAATGAATTAAATTCTGTTGCTCCGTCTTTATCAAATAAAGTATCAACATCTATTGATGATATAGTTAAAACAGGTTCAAATAAAGATGAGAACCAGAGACAAAATATAGATATAAATAAAATAAAACAAGTTTATACAAAATATGAAAATATACCAGCTTATAATCCTGATAGATTAAAAATTAATATGTATGATAGATATATATTTATAGCAGTTACATTTATAATAAGATTTATAGCATTATCATTTATTTATTGGGGTTTAAATTCAAATATCGTTAATAATTTTAAAAAAGCATTTATATATTATAGTTTTGTTTATATAATATTTTTTATATTTATAACAGCATTAGTAAATATTATATATTTTTATCCAATAATGCAATTATTTTCAAGTACATCTATAATACAATTACCAAATTTATTATATTATTTTTATATTCAAATTAATGGTATGAGTAGTTTATTAATTCATATAGGAATTATAATAACATTATTATTTATACCATTCATATTAGTAATGGATAAAAAAGGTGAAAGACAAGATATTACAAATATAACTTATGATTATAAACAAAAAGATAGAATATATAATTCAATATCAACATTTTCATTAGTAATATGGATTTTAACAAGTATAATAGCTTTGAGATTTTAAATTTAAATTTTTATTTTTTTCATTTGATATTAATAATTATTATTAAATGTTATTGTAAATTAGAGAAATGGATTTTTATAATCGTGATTTATTTTTATTAGAAAATATTACTGATTATTTGCAAAGATCATATCCAAATATATATGGAGATAATGAAATTATAAATAAATTTTTAAAATATAAAGAATTAAATACAAAGAAGACAGCATCAACTCTTAATGATAAAATTATTTTTACTGATACTGATAAAAGTAATTTAGAAGATTTATATATATATTTTTATGGTAGTAGTGATGGTGGAACTTCTATTGATAGTTTAGCCTCTAATTATTTAACAACAGTAAAAATTGTTAAAGATTTAATTCAAAAATCAGATAATTCTATTAATGAAGTTGTAACAAATATTATATCATTATTAAGTAAAAATGATAATAACGACCAATCATTAAATGAATATTTAAATAAAATTTTAATACCATCTATTATTAATTTATCAACTACTGATGTTGATTTTGATGAAACAAAATATTATCAAAACGTTCAACCAATACAACAACCAATACAACAACCAATACAACAAGCTAATCAAGTTAATGTAACTGAGGATGAATTAAAAAAATATATTGATAATGCATTAGCTGAAAATTTAGAAACTATTAAGAAAAAAGAAGAAGCATATCAAAAAGCAGTAAATGAAAAAAAAATTAAAGAAGAAAAACAAGAAGCACAACAAGATATTAAACGTATTGATAAAAAAAATATTGAAAAACAAATTGATAAAAAAACAGATTATACCAATATATATATAGATGTAACTACAAAAATTAATAATCCTATGTATAATGATATTATTAATTTATATGATATTGCAAATACTAATATACGTATTGATAAAAATATATTATATAATAATTTAACATTACGCAATTTAAATAATGATATTATAATGCAAATATTAAAATTTATTGAAATACAAGAAATATATAATAATTTAATTAATAGTCCTGATAATCTAATATTAGATAATAAATTTAAAAGTTTTGTTGAAAGTTTCAATAAAATGCATAATGTTTTATTATCAATATATAATAAAAAACCAAAACCATCAAAATTAACTATTGATGAAAAATTAGAATTAGTTAGAAATACTATTATTAAACGTGATGAATTATATGAAATTATAAAATCTTTAGATGATATAACTGATATTAAAAGTAATCAAATACTTAATATACAAACTTTATTAGATAATATAAATAATAATTTAGAAGAATTTAATGGATTAAAATTAAATTTACAGGTTAAAATATCTGTGCAAACACAAAATACTAAAAAATTAGAAGAATTAAAATCTCAATTAACTAAAAAAATAGCAGTAAATGCAGATTTTGATGATTTAAATGCGACAAAAGAAAAACTTGAAAATGAAGAAAAACAAACAAAACAGATAGCTATATTAACTAAACAAAAAGATGATTTAGATATATCTATTAAACAACAATTAATAGAAATAAATTCAATTAAATTAGATTATTTAAATAAATATAAAATAATTAAAAATGATATTACAACATTAATTAAAAATTTGAAAAAAGTTGAAGAAGAAAATAATGCAAATAGTACAACTAATATTAAAGCTATTACTGATTTGGATATTTCAAAAAAATTAGATGAATATAAAAATAATATGGAAACAGGTCAAACAAATATAGATAAACAATTAGAAGAAAAAATATCAGATAAATCTTCATTATCAGAAACAGAAACAAGTAGTAATTCAACTACTATAAGTAGTAATACTTCTATAGGTAGTAATATAAGTGATATATTTGATAATATTAGTAATACATCAATTATTAATACTATAGAAATAAAGAAAAATGATATATATATAGAATATGTTAAAAAATTACAAAAATTTGCACGAGATATATTAGATATATTAAATAAAAATATTAAAGATAAAAAAACAGATGTTAAAAAAATAGAAGGTATTAAAAATAACTTAAATAAAAAACCTAATTTAACAGAAACACATAAAACTTTAATTGATTTATATTATAATTTACAATTATTAAGAAATAAAGTTAAATATGAAAATGATAATTCAGCAGAAACATTATCACAATTTAATGAATATTATTCAAGATTTAATACATTAAATTCATTAGATATTAAAGCTAAATATGATGCTGATGTTGCAGGGAAAAAGAGAGGTGGTGGAAATTTTATAGAAATAAATGAAATATACAAAATTTATTATAATAATATAGATAATAAATATATAAGTGATTTATTTGAAATATTTGATGAAAATATTATATATATATTATTATTGATATTAAATTGTTGTGATGAATATGATTGTAATTATATTAATGATAATATTAATATAATATTAGAAAAAATATTTAAAGATTTAAAAGAACAAATAATAAATTTTTATAATACAGATATATTATTAGTATATTATTATAACAGAGATGAAATAATATATTATAATTTTATAAATTATATTTATGAGAATTTATTAATAATAAAATCAAAATCAAATAAAAATATAAAAATAAAAATTAAAAATAATTTAATAACATTAGAAACAACTGAAAATTATAATGATATTTATAAAACTTTAATATCATTATTTAGAAATAAAGAATTAATAGAAAAATTAATAACATATCTTAAAAATAATTTAGGATTATCAGAAAATATAATAATACATCCTGAAAAAACAAAAGATACTGAATATTTATTATTATTTATATATAAATATTCAAAATCACAAAATAATATTGAATTAGAAGGTTTTGATGCATTTTTAACTTATATATTTTTAAATACATTAAATAAATTAACGAATACAATTAAAATTAATAATATAAATTATGATATATCTAAATTACCATCATTAAATTTATATAATTTTTGTAATTTATTAAATTCAAAAAATATATTAATAAAAATGACAGATAAACAAGCAAAAACTTGTTTTAAATTATTAAATTCCATGGAATTATTAATAACAATTATATATAAAAAATATAAATATTTAGAAACATTAACACGAGATTTTAATCCAAAATATAATTTTTATATAAATGATAATATCATAGATTTTATTAATATTCTTAATATTAATAATCATGAGATATTTAATAGTTATGATAAAATACCAATAATTGATTTATATTCCTTAAATAAATCAACTAAAATTGAAAATAATAATGATGATATATTATATTTAGGAACATATAATTTTAAAGATTATAATGAAATACCTAAAGATATATATATTAAATTAATAAAAAATTTATTAAATAATCCTAAAAATGATGATTTTACATATTATATGATTTATTTAATGAATGATAAAATTAATAAAAATGATTTAGAAAAAGATATGATATATGAATTACCTAATATTAATACAAATGATATAAAGAAATTTATATGTCCGAATTGTGAAAAAAAAGATATTAATGTAATAAATATTTTAAAACAAAATTTTAAATCTAATAAAAATAATAAAGATTATAATTTATATATACCTTATTTAACTTATTATTATCAACAAGATACTAATAATAAATTTCAATATGAAATACAAGATTTATTATGTGATAATATTATATCTATGATTAATAAATATTATTATCCATTAAATAATAATAAATATGGTGGTAATTCATCATCATCATCATCATCAACAATAATACAAAATAGATTAAATAATTATATAAAAAATGGTCAAAATATAGCGAATAGTATTTATAATAATATTAAACATAAATTTGTTAAACCTCCACCATCAAATGAAAAAACAATATTTGATGAAATGTTAGAGAAATATGAGAAAGATTATAATAATGAAAATATACCAAAAGATTTAACACAAAATAAATTTTATTTTGATGTTAAAAATAATAATTTAGATATTGCTGAAGAATTAGCAATAATATTTGAAGATAAAATAATATTTATTGCTTTAATATATATAATTAGATTAATATCATTATATTTTTGTCATAAATATATTGATAGTGGTAAAATTACAGATATAAATAGAGCAATATATTATTTTATAATAATATATTATGCAGTATTTATAATATTTTTATTTATAATTAATTTTGATACATTTAAATTACGTATAATTTTTAATTATATGAATTTACATATTAATACACCTAGTATAAGTGTTCATTTAATATTAATTGGGTTTTTTATATATTTAATATATTTATTAATTAAAAATATATTAGGAATAGAAAAATCACCAACACAATTAGGAGAATATGAAAAGATGAAATTAAAATATAAATTGGATGTATTAACATTAATAATATATGTTTTTTGTTGTGTATATATTATTATTTTTTAAATACTATATTTAAAAATTAATGAGAATTGATATTTATAATTATATATTTTACTATTAATAAATTGTTCTAATTTAATATTATTTTTATATATATGAATATTATTATTATCAATATTAATAATAATATTATCTATAAATGAATTATTTTGAAAAATTATTTTAATTTTATCATTAATATTTAATAATTCAATATTATCAACTTTTAAAATAAAATAATCTTTATTTTCTAAAACTTCTAATATTTTAATATAAAAATCTGTAAAATCTAAATAATTATTTGTATGATCGTATAATGAAATAGTCCAATTATTATTTATATTTATATAATTATAATTATTATTAACTGGTTTCCAAATATCCCAATTAGTTCCAATATTATCTAATATAAATGTATAAGTTATTAAATTATTATAATTATCATTTATAGATAATAGGATATAAGGAGTATAATTTTTAAAAATAGAGGGAATACATAAATAAATAGGTAAAATATTATTTTTATTATTAATAATAGATGTAAAATTATTTTTAATAGTATTGATAATAAATGTTTTAGAAGTCTTAATTTGATTATCAAGTTTGATATATTTTATTTGTGGTATATTTACATTTGTAATTTCATTATTATTATCATCTAATTCATTATTATAATTTGTTGTTTTTATAGTCATATTAGCACGAATATTTTGTAATTCTAAAATTTTATTTTGAATATTATCATCATTTGTATCATCATTATTAATAGTAATACTTTCATTAATTTTTTTAAGAACAATTTTATTTAAATCATTAATATTATCAGTAGGAGAAGAAGAATTAAAGACATTATAATAAATATTATTAAATTTTTCCTTAGAATATTCATTAAGTTGATGTTTATCTTTTAACATTTTCAAACAAATATTATATAATTTATTTTCATTATCCATGTTTAAAATATTATTTATATTTTGGGTTTAAGTATTGTTTTAACATTTGGACGAAAATATCTATTACGTAAAAAATACATAGCATTATCTGTCATTTTATGAAAATTAATAACATCATTAAATGATGCTTTTTGTTTATTTTTGAATAATAATTTTAACCATCGTGTTTGAAATGCAATAGAAAATACACCACATTCTGTATCACTTAATTGATGTTGAATATTATTAACATAAATTTTAAATTTAATATTTGGATAAATTATATGCATTTGTTTTTGAATATCTTTAAAAACTGGTTTTAATAATTTAGGTATTGGTCTTTTAACACTATCATAATAATAAGCACCATATGATTTTAATTCAGGATCTAAAATAAAAAAACTGGAAGTCCAGTGTGTTCCAGGTTCATCATATTTACATAAATTAGTAACAAATCCAAAATATTTTTTACCTGATTTTATTATATTTTTCATATTAATATCACAATTACTATAATATTTACATGTATTATCTTTATTTTTCATAGCAAAATCAATTGTGAAGACACCATGAAATTTATATAATAATTCTTCTTTATTTGCAAATTGAGATAAGACATGTTCAATATCATAATTTGATAACCATTCACGTTTATTTTTAATCCATTCAACGGGTTGTGAAGGTCTTAAATCATTTTTCTCAATCATACGCATATCATAATTAATTTTAGTATGCATATTTTTATTTAAAAGTCTAATAATATCAATCCAAGCCCAATAATTATTATTAGAAATAGTATATTTACTAAATTTTTTTTCCAAAAGTTCAAAAAGTTCATTACTAGAAATATTAGGTTTAATATTAATAATATTTTTAGGATTTAAAAAATTCCACGCATTAGCGATTTTCAATAAGGAATTGAAAGAATAACAATATTTTTTATTAGAAGCAGTAATACTACAATAAGATGACATTATATTAACTTCTAATTATTAATATAATAAAAAAATGATGACGACTAAATTATAATTTAAAAATATAAATAAATAATAATATATTATGGCACAGGAAAAATTTAAATCATTTATTCTTAAACATAAAACAGAGAAAGGAAAACCATATACAAATACGAGTATTGGTAATCCAAGAATATCTCTGTTTGTTGCAAATGATGAATATGAAGAATTTTTAAATATATATTCATTAGCAATAGCGAGTGGTTCTGTATTACATTATACAGAAAAACCGATTGAACCAAGTCCATTAAGAATTGATTTAGATTTTAGATTTCCTTTACCATTAAATGATAGTGGAGTATCATATATTCAAAGAATTTATAATGATAAACATATATTTTCTATTATTGATAATTATTTTAAGGTAATCAATACATATTTGGATATTGATAATAATAAAAATATTGCTTATGTTATGGAAAAACCATATCCATGTGAATTTAGAAATAAAATTAAGGATGGATTACATATTATATTTCCTTATATCATAATTGATAATAATACTCAACATTTCATAAGAAAGAAAATATTAGATATTGCAAATCAAGTATTTAATGATTTATATTTATGTAATGAATATGAGGATGTAATAGATAAAGCAATAATAAATGCAAATTGTTGGCAAATGTATGGGAGTAAAAAACCTGATTCCGAAGCATATAGAGTTACAAAAGTTTATAAATATATTGATAATATAACAACAGATACTAATTATATTGCAACAGCAGAAGAAGAAATATCATTTATTAAATTATTTTCTATGCGATTTATTACTAATGATGAAATTAAAATTAAAAATGAATATATTAATGAAATTGATGAATATATAAGACATATTTTACCATCTGTTGATAAAAAATTAAAAGAAAAATTAGAAAATAATATTTTATTGAAAAAAGAAATTAATATTATTAAAAATTATACTAATGATGATGATTTTATTTTAGCACGTGAATTAATTACTGAATGTTTATCTAGTTCTCGTGCTGAAAGATATAATGATTGGATTACATTAGGTTGGGTTTTAAGAAATATTGATTATCGTTTATTGTCACAGTGGATAGAATTCTCTAAAATTGCTTCAAATTATGTTGAAGGTGAATGTCAAAGATTATGGGACCAAATGCGTAAAGATCATTTAGGTATGGGAACATTAAGATGGTGGGCTAAAACTGATAATCCACAGCGATATAAAGAAATTATTGATAATTCAGTAATACCACTTATAGATATTGCAATTGGATCAGAAGGTGCTCATTATGATGTTGCTAAATTAGTTCAAGTTATTTATAAAGGAGAATATAAAGCAGTAAGTAAAGATACATGGTATAAATATGATAAAGATAGTCATAGATGGATAAAAACAAGAGAAGGATTAAATTTAAGAAAATCATTAAGTGAAGAAGTATGTAGAAAATTTTTAGATAGAGCAGTTTATTATAATAGTATTAGTAATAATCCATCATTCGATCAATCACAACAAAATATGTATAATAAAAGAGGAACTGATGCTATGAAAATTGCATTAAAATTAAAACAAACTTCATATAAAGATGCTATTATGAAAGAATGTAAATGTTTATTTATTGATGAAAAATTTGAAGAATTATTAGATTGCAGACCTCATTTAATTGGTTTTAAAAATGGTGTTTATGATATGAAAATGCATATTTTTAGAGAAGGTATGCCTGATGATTATATTTCTCTATCTACTAATAAAAATTATATTCATTATTCTCCACATTATCCAGAATTAGCTGAAATTAATAATTTCTTTGAAAAAGTATTTACTAATACTAATTTGCGTAATTATGTTTTAGACATTCTCGCGTGTATTATTGATGGCTCAATTGCACAAGAACGATTTTATATATTTACAGGACAAGGTAGTAATGGTAAAAGTAGATTATTAGATTTAATACAAAAAGCTGTTGGTGATTATTATGCAATTTTACCTATTGCTCTATTAACACAAAAACGCGCTGCATCAAATTCAGCACAAGGTGAAATTGAAAGAACAAAAGGAAGACGATTTGCTATATTACAAGAACCGAATGAAAATGATAAAATTAATGTTGGATATATGAAAGAATTATCTGGTAATGATAGAATTTTAACAAGAGGTTTATATAAAGAACCTTATGAATTTAAACCTCAATTTAAAATGATATTAGCATGTAATGAATTACCAGAAATTCCATCACAAGATGGAGGAGTATGGAGACGTTTAAGAGTTGTTGAATTTTCATCAAGATTTTGTGAAAATCCAGATCCAGAAAAACCAAATGAATTTGCTATGGATTTAGAATTATCTGAAAAATTTGAAATTTACGCAGAATATTTCATATCTATGTTAATTGAAAGACATAAAAATATTAATCCTAATAAAATTCCTGAACCAAGAGAAGTTATTAATGCTACACAAAAATATAAAGATAATAATGATATTATTGGACAATATGTAACTGATAGAATAATTGCTGATACTGCTTCTAAAGATAAAATTGGATTTATGGAAGTTTATAATGATTTCCGTGTATGGTGTGTTGATAATGTTTCTAAAGGTAAGAAACAACCAGATAGAACACAATTAAGAGCATATATTGAAAAAATATATGGTATTTATAATACTAAGGAAGGATGGAAAGGTTTTAAAATTAAAAATTAATTTTAAAATAAAAAAATAAATATAATATTAAAATAATTATTTTTTTATTTATATTAATAAATACTAAATATGATTATTAATAAAACAATATAATTAATAATAATTATATTCATATGTTTATTAATTACTTGAATTGCATTTTCTTTTTCTTTAATTTGTTCATTTAAATCATAAATTAATTTATTTTTATCTTTTATATGTTTAATTAATATATTATTTTCATTTAATGCAAATTCTAATAAATTATCTTTTTTTATTATAATTTTTTTTATTGAATTATATAATGTTTGTTGATATGGATATATATTTATATTAAACCAATTTTTTAAATTTCTATATATCAATTCATTATAAATAATTTTAGTTCCATCATCTGTTTCATAACATTCCCATAATAAATTAAATGCATTTTGCATATCTTTATAATAACCTTCAATAATTAAATTTAATTCTTTATTAGTTTTACCAATATCATTACTTCTTGACATTTTGTAATTAATTATAAAAAATAATTATCATTTTTTATTATATTTACCCTCCAATACAATTCATCATTTTCAAGTTCATATGATATATAAAAATCCATATTATTATGTGTAATAATAATGGATTGTTCTGAGATATCTTTATATTTATCAAAATTATTTTTAATAATTTCAATTAAATTATTATTATAATATTCATTAATATCACCTCTAAAATAATTAATTCTTGATACTTGATTATTTATTATATAATAATGATTATTTATAAAATCTATAATTGATTGAACGGACATTATTATAATAATATTTATTTTAATATTATATATGTTTTATAAAATAACAAAAATAAATTTTGTTATTTTATAATAATTTATATTCATATTTATTCACATAAATTTAACAATATGTGAATAAATATCTGTGCCATAATTTGATTTAATCGCAGTTAATAATTTAATATCTTCATTATATTTATTATATCTTTTAAATCTTTCATAATTATCAACAATAACAAGTGTATCATAACAAGCTGATAAAATAAATTGATTAATTAAATCAATTGGATTTTTAAGTAATAAATTCCTAAATTGAAATACGAATTTATTAATTTTTTTAGAACTTGTCTGTCTTTTAGGTTCTTGCATATTTAAAGGATTTCTTTTATAATAGATAGAAATCATATCATAATGATTATTAAAATATAAATGTTTCCAATATTTAATACTTTGTATTTTATAAGTATGTTCATTATTATCATATGTAATATCAGTATAATTTTTAGTGCATAATAAAGATAATATATAGAATTCAAATAATAATGGAATTTCCATAAATGTATTTAAATCTAAAATGATAGGTTTATTATTATCTATTTTTATTTTCATAAAATTATTATATTTGATGAATACTAATAAAATAGGAGCACGATTATAATGATTATAATAACAACTAATTTCAACCATTATTACTATGATAATGTTAAATAAATAATATTATAATAAAATCATTTTTATTTATATTTAGTAAATTATTTAGACAAATTAAAAAAATGATATATAAACAGATAGAAATAAATATTATCAAATGGAAATAGATATTGCAATTGAAAATTTAAAATCTATGTTAAAAGAATTAAGAAATGAAGATATTGCAGAATTTGAAGAACATGAAGCTGATATTGATAGACAAGAATTTTATAGTGAAGCAAATATAATAGAATTTAATACAGATAATACAACAATAATATTTGCAATTACAAAAAAATTAAGAACAGATATTATAGAACAATTAAAAAAAAGTAAAACAAATATTGATAGTTTTGTAAATGCTTATAATGGTAAATATAATATAATATTAATATTTGGAAATGATATATTAACAACACCAACAATAGCACAATTAAATATGATTGATAAAATATTACAAAAAAAGAAGGGTATGTTACAATATTTTCAATTAAATGAATTACAATTTAATCCAACAAAACATCAATTAGTTCCACCACATAGAAAACTAACACCAGAAGAAACAACAATAATAATGAATAAATATTTAATTAAAAATAAATTACAAATGCCTTTAATACTTAAAACAGATGTTATTGCAAAATGGCTTGGTTTAAAACAAGGTGAAATAGTTGAAATTGTAAGATATAATGAAAATAGTGGAAAAAGTTATTATTATAGATGTTGTATTTAAACAAATAATTATAATATAATAATTAAAATGAGAACAACTAAAAATAAAATTATTAAAAAATATAATTCAGATGAATTATTGTATTTTAATAATTTATATCCAAGCACACAAAAAAAAATTATTCAACTTGAAAATGAATTAGATAATAATATTAATATTTCAACACCATTAAGATTTAAAATTTTAATGGCAAATACAACTATTGAAAATAAAAAAACTATTATTAATAAAATTAATGAATTTAATAAAATTGCTAATAATGAAAATTCAAGTGAATATTTTAAATTATATAAATTAATTAATATTATTTCAAAAATACCATTAGGTATATATTATAATACTATTAATATTAATAATAATGATACAAATTATATATCTAATTATTTAAATAATATTAAAAAAGAATTAGATGATAATATATATGGTCATAATGAAACAAAAGAACAAATTATTAGAATTTTAGCTCAATTTGTATCTAATCCTAGTGCTAATGGTTATATAATTGGTATTCAAGGTTCTATGGGTGTCGGTAAAACTAAATTAATTAAAGATGGTATTGCAAAGGTTCTTAAATGTCCTTTTGCTTTTATACCATTAGGAGGTATATCAGATGCAAGTTATTTAAAAGGTCATTTATATACTTATGAAGGTTCAACACATGGTAAAATAGTTGATGAACTAATAAAAGCTAAAGTTATGAACCCTATTTTTTTCTTTGATGAATTAGATAAAATCTCAAATACAACACATGGTGATGAAATTATAAATACATTAATACATATAACTGACCCTACACAAAATAGTAATTTTACTGATAAATATTTAGAAGATATTACATTAGATATATCAAAATCATTAATGTTTTTTACATTTAATAATTTAGATGATATTAATCCTATTTTAAGAGATAGAATGATTATTATAAAAGCTAATAGTTATACATTAAATGATAAAATTAAATTAGCAAGAGATTATTTAATTAAAGATATTTGTAAATCTTATAATTTTAATTTAAATGATATTATTATTAGTGATGCTAATATTGAATATATTATTAATAAAACTACACAAGAAGATGGTGTAAGAAATTTACAAAGAAATATAAATAATATTTATTCATATATAAATATGAATAAATATATAAAAATAAATAATGAATTATTACAATTTCCATTTACTATTACTAAAAGTTTTATTGATAAATATATAATAATGAAGCGTGATGAAAATTTAATTAATTTATCATTATATTTATAGTTAAATAATGATAAAAAATATTTATATATTAATTGGAATTATTTTTATTATTATAATTATTATTTTATTATATTACATTTTATATAATAATAACTCTCATCATAGTAATTTCTCTAATAAATATGATATTACTGAAATTATTTATTTATCTAAATATGATACTATAAAATTTATTACTGCCGATCAGGATAATTATATTAAATCTTTAAGTCCATATGATTTAATAGCACGTAATGTTAGAAATTCAACAGAATATATATATAAAATAACGAATGCATGTTTAGATTTTAATGATAATCAAAAAGAAAAATTAACAAATTGTGCTATTATAGCTAAAAATTTTTTTAATAATAATTATATATGGAAATTTGCTCTTATTGATAATGTATATGAGGAAGGTTTTCCACATACACGCGCTGATATTATATTTTTATCACCAAAAATTATAGATTATAGTAATGATATTTTGATTGAAATATTAATTCATGAAAGTATTCATATATATCAAAGATATAATAAAACAGCTATTAATACTTATTTATTAAATAATGGTTATAAAATTTCTAGAAATAGAAATACTGAACCTTTAATTAGAGCTAATCCAGATTTAGATGAATATATATATAAAGATAGTAATGATGAAGAAATGATTTATAAATATAAATCATCAAATCCTTTAAGTATAAATGATATAATACCAAGTAAAAATGAACATCCATATGAAGTAATGGCATATGAAATATCAGAAAATTATAATAAAATGAAAATGTCAAAATATATTAATGTTTAAAATCAAATAAAAAAAATATATATATGATTATATAAATGGATAATTTAATTAAACAAGCACCATCCAATATTTCTAATGAAGATATTGAAATTATATTTAATAAAAATAATAAGGATTTTAATAAAACATTAGATGAATTATGGAATATCGTTATAGAACCTATTAATAAGGAAAAAACTGTTTGGGATGATGTTAGAGAAACTTGTGATGCATATGATAAAGAAATGTATAATTTTATGCATAATAAAAAAAAAGAAGTTATTAATCAAAATAATATTAATAATTCCATAAATGATATTAACAATAATTTAACTGAAAT